TTGACAGTGGTCATAATTTGAAAAGACGCTCACATTCACAGTTGCGGGACAGCGTCGGATTTGCACCGACTTCCCTTTTAAGTAAATTGCACGCAATTTACACCTCTTACTACACGCTATTCAGTTGTGAAGGAATTTAGGGTACTCCACATTCCTTATAGATTATTAAAATCAATTGTAAATGTCTGTGAATTAAAAGTCAATTTAGCACAGCATTATACAAACTATTAATCATCGTTGCTTAATTTTATCTATCAAATTCTGAAACTCGTTCAGTACTTCATCAAGTTTAGTTTGATCATAATAAATTTCTGCAGCTTCATCTCGGGCCATCACTTTCGAAACCCTCTCGGATTTTCTGCGCAGCATATATTGAATAACCTCGATTTCTTTATCGCTATACTTTCTAACCTTATTCAATGAATCGGCAAAATTGTCATCTACTTCACACATTAAATCTGCGTAACTAGTTAATGTTTTGTCCGTAATATTTAGCTTCTCTAATACGTCCTTAACCGAATGTCTCCTTTTTAGCATCCGTATCACCTCCAATTATAATTCGGAGTATATACGGAAAGAAACCGCATGAAAATAGGCTTTGGCGACTGATTAATATCAATTAAAAAAGGTATTTACGGCACTTTTATTTTAGGTTATTATTTATGTAACATTTGAAAAAACGAGTTACGAGCGCTGGGGATTCCTGCGCTTATTTTTTAACGCAAAACTGACGCAAGTTAAATCCGGATAACAATATTCCATATAATGTAATAAAAGACATATACCCCTTTATACTAATCGTTATTCACACGATTCCGCACGCACAACTACCCTACTTTGCGAATTTCGATGAGTTAGAACTGCGTCTGACAGCACGCTAACCCTTCGGATTTAAAATTATTGTGCGGAATTTTTACCCTGGGGAATAAAAAATATTGCGTCGAAGTAACGAGGAGCAGATGAGCGGGTTACAGCGGACGGTCTTGGAGGAGGCAAAAAAGAACGACCAACAAACGAGGTTTAATTCGTTCATTGATCGTTTTGTTATCGTTTTATTCCTTCACGTTCAAGCAATCGATAAATTGTTCCTGTTCCAACTTTATAAGTCTTGCGAATATCAGCGATTGAAACGCCGTCTTGATAATCCTTTATGATTGCGTTGCGTCTTACTTCTTCTTCTCCGCCTTCGACTAACTTCGTTTTACGTCCTTTAAACTTTCCTTTTGCTTTTGCGATTTCAATTCCTTCACGTTGACGACGCTTATTCTTCTTACGTTCTTGCTCCGCAACATACGCCAACATCGATAGGAATTGATCCTCTAACAGCTTACCGATGTCACCCATAGACTTAAACCGCCTACTATCGAATAACTCTGCGTTGGACGTTATCACGATGTCCGCGCCTACCTTCCGCGTGATATACTTCCACTCGTCAATTACATCGTCATATGAGCGCCCTAGTCGATCTAAGTCGTCCATATAAATTAAGTCGCCACTTTGTATCGTGCTGCGTAACTCTTGATATTGCGGACGGTTCGTATCCTTCCCCGACGCTTTATCGACGTATACATTCTTACGCTCAACGCCTAGCTCCTTCATTGTCGCAAGCTGACGAGCTTCGTTCTGTTCAACTGTTGATACACGTACATAACCGTAAGTTGCCATCGTATTACCGCCTTTATCCGTTATTGTTAGCAATATCGTACCAATAATTACGGTAACAGTCAAACGGTAATTTAAGAATAGCTCTATATCAACGTTTGTAAGCATTCATTTTCGTTACCACATAAGTGTACTCTAACGGTAACGACCGGATTCACGACTACACATAGACATTAGCTGTTTATTTTGCGTCGAAACTGCGTCATATTGAACCGTGGAGATTTCAGACACCCTCACGCGCCAGCCCTGTCTGCCCGATGATTTCGTGATTATTCGTGATAATGCGGACATAAAAAAAAGACGGACACACCCGAAGGCATGCCCGTTAATATTGCGTCATTTATTTATACCGTACCGCGTAATCGTTCAATATCCGCCTTAATTGCATCAACGTCAAGGACTTGCGTCTCTTGCGTAGTCTGTATGATTTCTCGTTTCTCCGTTAGCTTACCGATTAATTTATAGTACATCTCAAGCGCCTTTATAGACGCATTGCCATTATTAGAAGTACCGTTCACCAGGCGCATTAGCTGTGCGTCTGCTGCTGCTCTAGCGCTATCTAACTTAGTATCGCTGACTGTTGCTAAGTATCGTACAAAGTCGGTATTTTGTCGCCAGTGATATAGCGTTGATGTATCAATGCCAAGTTCTTCCGCAATTTCTGCGTAAGTTTTCTTCTCTCCTTTTGGCGCATACTCCTTTTCTAGTAGTAATTCCGCCGCTCTTAATTGATTCGTCGTTAGTTTAGCCTTTATTCCGTCTAGTGTTAGTTTAGCCATTGTTTATATTCCTCCATTTTTTGCGTTAAGTACGCGTCATAGTCACCGCTGTAATCGAGACGCTCCATTTCTTCTTCAAGCGGACGATACGTTTCTTTTACGATTGATAGAATCGTAGCAGCACTCTCAATAGCAGATCCTGTTCCGCCTTGAATGGCTTGCTTTAAATAGTACGCAGTCATACCGCATGTACAAGCTAGCAGTACGTCGTGACACGTTCCTGCTACTTCGAATGCGTCTATCCACTCACGTAGTTTAGGTGTTTCATCCACATCAAAATAGCGTCCCGTCTTTATAAGAATGCTTGCGTAACCTAATAGAAACTGATTCGCTTCACTCCTATATCTTTCGTATACCTCGTAAGCAAAGTAATCACTTGTGTTCGGAAAAGGTACATACTCATCGCCTAGCAATGCGCTAAGTGTTGCTAGTTCGCCCGTCAATTGTGCGTTAGTTGTAAAAGCCATCTAATCCCCTGCTTTCGTTGTAATAGAAAAGGCAAACACCGATGTAATAGCCGATGCCTGCCTCGTTAATTTATGCCGTCACCCCACGTTTCTCCAAGATTTTCGCTACAAATTCGTCAGCAATTCGTGTAATATCCGCATCCTCACGTACTGTTATCTGATCCGCAAGTTTAGCGATGGAAATGCTCGTTGAACCTTGCGTCGGTTTAGCGTCAATTCCACTACTGTTCGTAGTATTCTGATTGATAGTCGTATTATTTACGCTTCTTGCTTCGTGCTTAAAGTCGGATACGCCAGCAACCTGCATTTCTCCGCCCATTATTGCGTCATATTGGTCGGCTTCGAATCGGTTTAATACTCGCTCACCCGCGTGAAGTTCTGCGATATATCCGTCCCATCCTATACGTCCAATGCCGTTATAGTGTGAGCCGTCCTTTTTGCCTCCGCCGAAAATGTTACTTGCAAAACTTGCGGCGCCACTTCCGATTTTTCCAATCCATCCGGGCACCTTAACACTTTTTAACGTTTCTGCAAAGTTTGAAATTTTACTGGCTGCAGTACTAATCAATCCGCCGATTTTTTCAAATACGCCACCGATTTTTTCTACGATAGGAATTGCAAATTCAACCGCCTTAGCAAATATTCCTGTCAAACTTTCAGCAAATGGCGCTATAACGGCATCCCAAACTATTTTCAGAACTTCGAAAGACAATTTAATTGCTGCGCCAATTAATTCGAGGATAGGCCCAATAATGCTCCATACGGCAGAAAATGCGGCGCTCAATAAAGCCAGTCCAGGAACAATTATGTTATTAAACGCCCATGTAGCAACGTCGGCTACTCGTTGGATACTCGACCAAATGTTCGTTAAAATCGGCTCTAGTACGCTCCAAACTGCCGGGAATACTTCCATCACGACGCCTTGCACCTTTTTGAAAGCGTTTTGTAGCATTTCGAAAGTTGGGCGCATCTGCTCGAACTTTTCCTTAATGAACGGAATGACTTCGCCTAATTGCGACTTGATAGTGTTGACGAAATCTACGATTTTCTCATACATACCTGGTGGTAATATCGAAGATAGAAGACCTCCCATTCCGCCTGCTTCAAATGCAGATTTCATTTCACTAAACTTTTCCTTAATATTTTCAACTATTGGGTCCATAACTACTTTAATAGCTTCAAACGCTGCTTTCAGATTTGTCGAAAAAGCTACAGCCCATGCTACGGCATCTTTATCTCGGTCTAAAATACCTGTAAGAAGCCCGCCATTTAATATTTGTTTAGTCGTAACGATGAAATCCTTAACTTTTTGGATTTGCTTACCTATATTTTTAACTGTGTTAGCTGCCATTACAGCGAGCGCTACTGCTGTTTTATCACGATTAAGGATGCCAGTTAATAAGCCGCCCTTCATGACCTGCTTAAACGTCGTGACGAAGTCTTTAATCTTTTGAAGCCCGTTTTGTATACCGTCACGAAACGGTTTGAAATGTTTGTACGCAACAACGAAGCCTGCGCCGATTAGAGTAATTCCAGCGGCTATTAACGCTATTGGTCCAGAAATAAAGCCTATTACTGCGGATAGTGCAGCAAATACTGCAACACCCCCACCTATTAAGCCAAGCACAGCGACAAATGAACCGAGTAGACCAAGTATTGGCGTGATAATTGGACCGAGTGTTTTCCAATTATTTTTGAATACATCGAACGCACTCGCCATTGCGTCACTTACTTTTGATGTTGCAGCTATAAGTGGTTTAAAGTCAATTTTAGTAATCACATCAGCAATTCTTGATGCTATCGGATCCAGCGCATCACCAATTTGGAACATGAGCGCTTCTTTCTTACTTCCGATACTTTTAAATAAGGCGCCTAATCCTTGATTTATTCGATTAGCCGTTTCCTCAGCAATACCTGCGCTATCTCTTAGGGCGTCTGTCATGGCTTGCAATTCTTCCGGACCACGCGACATTAACGTAAGAAAGCCACTTGCTGCTTCCGTACCTACTAGTTTACCAACTGTTGCTAATCGGTCTGCTGCTGTCATATGTTCAGTCGCCTTTGTCATATCTGCCACAATATCAACGAGGGATTTTGCCTCTCCACTTGCGTCCCGTATACTAAACCCTAACGACTTCATTATCTTTTCTTGTGCATTAGCTGGATTATTCAACGCTAGTAACGCAGCACGAAGGGATGTACCCGCACTTGATCCATCGATACCACTATCAACCATCACACCAATTGCTGCAGATACCGATGCTAAATCCATTCCTAATACTGCAGCAGGAGCACCTGCATATTTAAGAGCTTGCCCTAAATCAACAATTCCGGCAGCGGAAACGTTAGCACTCATAGTGAGAATGTCCGCAACTTTACCTGCGTCTGATGCTTCGAGCGACCAAATGTTAAGAGCTGCGGATACATTTTCAGCCGCTAACGCTAACGACTCTCCCGAAGCTTCGGACGCCTTGATAATGCCAGGCATTGCTGCAATTGCCTCATTTACTTCAAAGCCGGACGCAGCCATTTCGGTAAATGATTCTGCAATCTCACCCATTGATTTTGTGGAACTACTCCCGAGGTCAATTGTCGCCTGTTTAAGCGCCTCAAATTCGCTTGATGTTGCTCCTGCAACTGCCCCGGCCATTCTTAGCTGTGAATCAATCTCGGCAAACTTTGCTACAGATGCTGCAGCGCCTGCTGTAATAGCAGCGAATCCGGCAGTCGCTCCTAGCGCTACCTTTTTCAGTGATTGAGTTATCTGATCGTCTAGCCGTAAAACAGCAACTAAATCTATCGCCATCTACACACGCCCCATGTGAACGCGCATCATCTCGGATAACTTGTCACGTTGCTTATGCGCTGTTTCTAAATTCTGTTGCGTTCGATTCTGTAGATATTTAATCGTAGATGTAACGAATGTTTTCGCTTGTTGACCGAATGGCTTTAATTCAGCATCTTTCACTAGCGTTAAGCTCGCTTGATAACCTTTTAAATCGCGTAAAGTTTTCGTCATATCAACGTTAGCCGTTGTTTCAATTGCTAAAGTTGCCATCGTAGCAGCTTGCTTGATTAATGCGCTTTGTGTATGTTTGTGCATATATTCACACTCCCTTTCCGTTTTTTAAATAAAAAGAAGCCTGCGAAATTAATCGCAAGCCTCTCGAAAATTGTTACGCTAAATTCTTAATTCGACCATGTGCCGCCTCTTGTTTGAACTCTAGTGTATATTCGCCAATTATCAGGCCGGCTTTTCTGTCGCCCTGTTCCAGCAACTCTTTATGGAAGAACCCACGTCCCCCTAACGGCTTGATTTTCGTGCGGCTAACGTCAATTAAGAATATTTCATTCGTCTTGACGTTAGCGTTCATTACAATCGGGAATTTCCCAAAGTCTGTTACTAGGTGGTCAACTACTTGTCCACGAATATTTTCCGCTTGTGTGATACGGATTTTATCGTTTTGTAATTCACTGATTGCACGTTTCTGATGCGCTGATACAATAAACGCATGGTTACCACCGCCAGCTAAACCGCCACTTTCAAATACTGTCTGCGCTAAATCGGTTAACATTTTATCGGTAATCTTTGCTCCTGCAGCGTCAATCACATTCGTTTTAATTAACTGACGTAAGCCGGCCATGTGACGCACAATGCCGTTATCCAGCTTGACGCCGTTTATAAGTGATTTTTCTAGTTGTAACGCTACTTCTTCTTGCTTCTTCGCTTTTTCGTAGTTGTATAAATCATTCATACCGTACTGATTGACTTCTAGTGCCGTTCCCGTCACCTCTACCGTCTCCATAAATATTTGAGTTACGTTATTTTGTGGAGTACGCGCCTTGTATCGCGATTTCGGTGCATCTGCTCCCTCTGGAGTCATGTCATACTGGAACTCGATTTCAGCATCTTTTACAATTGCTGCCGCAGTAGTGTCCGCATAGCCACGCTCTACTGTCAGCTTATTAGCCGCCTTATCAATAGCAGTAACAAGAACTAATTCCTCGTCGACTTGTGCAACCGAATCAATTACAAACGGCTCTACGTTTGCTACTGTTAATTCCGTTGCTGCTGCAGTTGCCGCCGCTGTCACTTTCGTTTTTGTTGCAAAGACGCTGTCCTCAAACCACTGGTGGATTGTATTCGTTACTGGATTGCTGAAACCAAGTAAGTTAATTAGGGGAGTTTGGTTCGGGTTAAGTAGTAATACCTCGTCAACTACAGATTCTTTCTTACCTACTAAGTTTGTTGTATTAATTGCGTTTGTCATTATCGTCGTCCTCCAAATTGTCTAATTTTTTGTTTTAGTCCGCTAAATGCGGCAATATCTTCAACGCTGCCAGTTCGCTTAGCTACTGCTTCTGCGTTTGCAAGCATCGTTTCTTGTGAAGTCTTTTGACCACCATTACCGCCATTTGTCGCTGTGCCAATCGGTGTCTGCTTTGGCTTCATGCCTTGCAAAATGCCGAGCAGTTCATCTAGCGCATCGCCTTCTAGCTTTGTAGCGTCAATGAACGGCTGTAATTTATCGAAGTCTTTAACGCCCGATTGTTCGACCTTCTGCGCGAATATCTCGGCTTTTTGAGCAGCCTCTTGCTCTGCTAATTGCGCTTTCAGCGCTTCAAACTCGGCTACCTGCGCTCGTAACTCGTCAATTTCCGTTTGCTCTGCCGGTTGGTCCGTCGGCTCGATAACTTCCGTTGAAACTTCGTCAACTTGTTCGATTTGTTCCTCTGTCATTTACTCACCCCCTTCGGAAAGCACTTGAATGTAATCCGACAATTGTTGAATTAACTTTGCGCTCTTTTTTCGTTCGCGAGTTAAACGTTTAGAAATAATTTCGTCTAGTTCGCTCTGTGTAAATAATTTTTCTTCTACTAAATCAGTCTGTTTTTCATCTGTCATTTTTAAATCCCCCTTTTAATTGTCACCTTGCTTTTTTTACTACGTATATTGACACGATTCTGTCGTTTCGCTTGATTTCAGCGACATTAGACTAGTGGGTAAGGTGTTTGTTCACCCGAAGGCTAACCCGTGTCTAACGACGGTGTTTCTACGATTTCATGTACACTTTTGTTGATACGCTTTTCGATTCTTTTTGCGGATCGATAGTCCTTTTCAGACACTCGCCACTGTAAACCAATTAGTTTTCCGTTCTTTTGATATGTCGCTGTAATATCCCAATCGCGTGTTCGTTTAATGTTGCGGATTTCTCGCTTATGCTCTGAGTCAATGTACAAAGCAAACGTTGAATCTGTTTGTCTCCAAAGTTCTGCTGAAATAGCAGTCATCCCCTTCGCTGCTTATTGGCTGATTCTCTTAACGCTTTACTTTTGACAAAAATCATGATATTGTGTAATCATGGATAATTTCATTTAATTTTTCAAAATCACGCAAAAAAGCAATAAACTCATCTGTAATTTCATACTGTCGAGTGATAGCAGCTAACAACGCAGCAGACGGATATTTCCGCATGTTCTCTACATCACTAATCGTTGTTCGAGCGTAGCCAATCTGCGAAGCGAACTCTCCTTGCGTCAAACCATGATACGAACGTAGTGCCTTAATCGTGCGAGGTTTCATCGCATGTCCTCCTTTGTATTCTATTGTTCAATATTGACGCTACTACCTTAAAAATAAATGCGGGATAATGCCCTTCACTAATATAGGGGTTTGTCCGACGGATAATATCGTGATAAATAGCTATTTTATCAACTTTTCCGGCAATTATTTGGGCTTGTTTGGCTTCGGCTAACGTTTTATATTTGATCATTTTGCCATGCTTGTAATCCTCGTTTTTCAACTGTGCTTTAAACATCGGTTTCTTCTTCATTATCTCCGATTCGACTACGTATGCTGGCTGTGTTTCTTCGTGAAGTCTATAACGATCGTCTATCGATTCGTTGTACAGAGGTGAATAATACTCGATAGGTAAATACGAACCCGTTTTAATAAATCGTTTCTTCGCATCATGTGAGGCTTTACGGCACGCATCGCAGCAAAATCGGCTGTCAACTCGCTTTGATTTATCTTCTCGTGCATTTTCTTTTTCAATCGGAAACATGTTCAGACAAAACATGTACTTACAACGTCTGAACTTCTTACGCTCCTGGACGTAATACGAGTAATCTAATACGGTAGAATAGTACGGCAACGCATCGAATCCAAACGTATAAACCAACGCCATATATCGAAGTAGCGACCATTCAATCTTCGACATTAAATCGTTGTATAAATCCGTAATTGTAAATTCGGATCGCTCAACGTAAGCCCTATCGTTAACAGGCGGATTCGCTTTAATACTCTTGCGGTCCAAATGCTCCCATAGTTTACTGAACTCGCGAGTCATTCCTTCAAGCGTTGTAACCTTCGCAGTTTTTAGCCGTACATCATCTACATTTGCAAAACGCTCCAGTATCGACGGGCTTTTGGATTTCGCCATATCTTCGCTAGACTTAACGTGATGGTACGCTGTGAGTATTTTATGTGTGAATATCGAGCCGGGATAAACGTTTTCATATGTTATCGTTATTCCTTCGGCTTCTGCGATTTCAATTAATGCGAACGTTGTTTTACTGGCTCTTATTTTAGCTGCGACTGCTTTCGTCATTGGCTGTCCTCCTTGGTTATTCTCAAAGTCTAAAAATTAGACTACGAGCCTTCTTTTGCTCTATCTCTCTTTTATCTTCAATCAATAATATAATTAACGATAATACTAGCCCGTCTATTTGCGTCTTTTTGCAAATAGCGGAATATCTTTAAATCTTTATACACTCGGTCTTTATCGTATAAGTCTTTATATATACTAATAAACGATATAGCCCAATTCTAAAAATTAGACTGTGGCAATTCAATATCTTGACCACGTAAGGGAATCAGCGAATCATAAGCAACTTTTTTCTCCTCGATACGCCTAACCTTGGCTAACTTCTTCTCGTAATTCGGAACGGCATCCGGGAATCGTGTGATAAACTCGACTTCATCGTCAATCAACGCATTGAATGTGTAAGCATGGCTACCACGCGAACCACGCTTAAAAATATTAATCATGCCTAAATCACATAGTGTTTGAGTGGCAGCAGATATAGTACCCCGACTTATATTTAAATCGATTTCCATCGCGTCAAACGAAGGCCAACTATACTTTCGCCCGATGTTATAATTCTTTAACAAATACGCATAAACTAACAACGTCGTTGCTTTAAAATCTGGGTGTAATGTATAAACGGTTAAAACATCATTTTGAACTGCTACCCAACCGCCATCGTAATCGTACGGTAACGCCTTTTGTATATCTTTTTTAATTTCCGTCATAATATCGTCTCCTTTAGCTGTGTAATGTTTGGCTGCGGATAATTATCGTCTACGTGCTTGTGTTAGTAACGCTTGTAATGCGGGCGTATCTTCGAAAATGAATACTTGGTAGTCCGGTGACTCTCGACTTGGCTCAACTTTTAATATGCGATGACCACTTGCGGCAAGCCGTAGTGATCGGATAGCTTTGATTCGTTTCGTCATGTGGGTATCCTCCTATTGTTCGATTGTGTCACAAACCACATTTCATCAGATTATTAAATCAACTAACTTTCCATCTACCCTTACAACTTCCACTAAATCGTCGTACTCAATTTCCTTAAATTTCACATTAGCTAGAACGGTCTCCCAATCTTCCATTAGCTTATAAATTACCCACGCCTTAGTTTCGGGAGATTTATATTCTAAAAAATACTGAAAAGCATCGTTAATATCTGCTAATGTTAAATTTTCATAACTAAATCCTGTCTCTAATACTAAATTCACAGATTCCATCCCTAACTTCACCGAAAATTCCTCGCCCTTAAGTTCTTGCGGCATCGCTAAAAACACCAACCAATTCAATTCACTTTTAATCATTAAATACTTCCAACGTCTACAAAATCTTTCAACTTTCTTAACTGAAATTTTATCTACATCTTTGAATGTGTACATAAATATCCGAGTAAAGTATAAAAAGCTATCGTCTGTTCCGTGTATAAAACGACATGTTTCCATTAAACGACATACGTCATTTTTAGCTGAAAGTAACTTTTTAGCGTGACCTTCTGCTAACTTTCCGGATGCAATCCAGTCTTGTATCTCTTGCGGAAGTTGTAACATCCGTAATTTCGTCGTAACATAAGTCCGGCTTTTACTAACCTTTTCTGCAATCTGATCATGCGTGAATCCCATTTCTACATACCGCATGAATGCCTGTGCTTCCTCAATAGGCGTCATTTGTTCACGCTGGATATTCTCTATGACTGCCAAATGAAACGCCTCTTGCTCGTCAACCTCACGTACAATAGAAGGAATCTCCGCCAATCCTGCTTGTTGTGCTGCTCGGAATCGACGTTCACCTTGTACAATTTCGAATTTCTCTCCGATTGGACGGACCATGATTGGTGACATAACACCTTCAACTTTAATAGACTGCGCTAATTCTGCCAGCGCTTGCTCGTCGAAGTGTTTACGTGGTTGGTTTGGATTAGCTTGAATCTCCGTTAGTTTGATTAGTTGCATATAAATCTCTCCTTTTGCTGATTATTTGCTGAATATCTCACGCCGATTGATCGACGGAATTGCCTCCTACTACATACTCCTCTGTAAAATTGGATTTTTGGTATCATTTTTCCGCAAAAAAATCAAAATTGAATCTCCTACTACTTACTCCTCGGTAAAATTCGATTTCGTTAACACTATCTGACCCTACTTTGTATACCCGAATGAAAATTCAGTTTCGGACATGATTTTGATAATTTTCTTCCTACTACTTACTGCACACTAGAACGTTCTTTTTTGGGACAGCTTCTATAAAATATTTCCCCTTACTGTATATATCCCGATTTTTTAATGCGGTTTGCAACAAGTTACAAGAAAAACTTTTACCTACTACTTAAGCGGACTTGAAGATGCCGTTTTGCAACAGGTTTTAGGAAAAACTTTCACTACTCTATACCCACAGTATTTTCGTCTCTTTTGCAACAACTTTTCGGAAAAATTTATTCCTACTGATTTATATACAAAAAATTTCCGTTTGGCGCACTTTTATTAAAATTAATTTCCTTCCCCACTAAACTAATATAGAAAAACAATTAAATCCGTACACTTTCAGACAGTCTCTTTGTGTCTATTTTGTGACAACTCGATAATTAACCTCTCTACTAAACTTATATACATAAAAATTAAACTCCGTACACTTTTACGTAAATTAATTTCAAAATGCGGTATCATTACGGGTTTGGTTTCGGTCACCTTAAGCACCCCCTTACTTTTGATAGCATAGTAAAAATTAAAATCATTAACACTTTTCATTAAAATGAGCATAAATACCTACGAACTATATCGTTGTTATAAAAAAATAACGGTATTCACGCTGCAACATGAAAACCGTCATATAATAAGGAAGTTTGTTATTCTCTCTGCATTAGCGGAATGTCGTTAATTACATCATTACATATATAAACAAAGCTATTGCGATAGAAAACGCTGTTGTACCGTAATACCACAATCTAAGATCACCATCTTCGTTTTCTTCACCGAAAAAATATGCGTCTACCTGCTTCGCTGTATCAACGGCTGCTTTCGTTAGTAACTTAATGTACGCCTTCTTATATTCTCGTTCAAGCGACTGCGCTGACGCTTTATGTTTCATGCCGAAATCCCTCCAATTACTAACTCCTGACCATCAACTATTAAGGCGCGATAGAAATCTGAACAAACTACATGCATATGATCAAAAATAGGAATTGTTTTAAGTGCTTTATTAGATAAACGCATAACAATCGTTCGCCATGCGCCTTTCTCTGTGGATACAGCCTCGTAGTTATCTAAGTAGTCACTACTATCTGCGATAACAATTTCCGTAGCTTGGTCGGCTACTTTTTTCGTATGCTCTGCTATTAAACGCTTGCACTTACGAATAGTGTCATCAATCATTTCCTGTACGTATAACGGAATTGGTATCGTGGGAACTGTGTAATCCCATCTATAATTACGTCGCTTCACAAACACTTGATAAGACGTTGAGAATACGCCTTCTTTTTCAAACGTCACAATCTGATACTCCACTGACCAAACTTCGTTGTCTGTTAACCATTTGCCTTCGTCTAACGTCGTAAACATTTCACATTCCGCCTTCCATAGTGTTATTTTTGGTACGCTTTTAAGTACCACTTCTGTTACCATTATATGGTACGCTATTGCGTAACGTCAAGTGTATTTTAGGAGGAATTTTAAATGGCTAAGCAAGTTGTTGTAAAAATTGATTACTTAATTAAAGAGTACAAGGTCGGATCATTGAGAAAGTTAGCGGAGAAGTGCGATATAAGACACGCAGCACTAAGCGAATTAAATAATGGTAAGAGAAGAAATATCAATTTTGGACATATCGAGAGGATCGCTGAGACTTTGGGGATTGATGATATAAAGGAGATAATTGATTTTGTAGAAGTAGACGAAGAAAAAGACGACGGCCAATAACGGCTATCGTCTTTTCTTATTTTTATTTTTTATATGAGTAGGGATCTTTTTTCGTAACTCGTCATCTTTTTCTTCTTTCTTATCTTCCAATAACTTCCCTTTAAAGTATCCTAAAATAAATGAACATGTGGTTGTTAGAAAGAATAAATCTACTAAGAATTGAATCTTTTTTAATTTAAAATTCCCTTCTAAATGTCCCACAACAGCCGAAGAAAACGATAAAAAAATTAAAACAATGACCATGTCTAATACTTTTGATTTACCAATATTACCTAAAAATATGTATGCTATTGCCCCTATCCCCACCGAAGCAGTTACTAATATTCCCGATAATACTATTAGTAAATTATTTATATTTTCAATTGAATCTACTTCTCTAAAATAAAGGGTAGCAATGTATAATACCCAAAATGATGCAACAATAGACCAAACTTTACTAAAAGTACTGTTCATAAATATTCTCCAACTTTTGCATTTTTTATAGTAGTTCGAAAAAAACTGATTAATAGTATATGCAATTTTATCCAAACAAACTATAAGGCGCTATATATTCAGATTAAATAATAGAATCTTGATAATATTTAACTATAAATTCGTACTCTTTATTTAAATAAGCGTTACCAGACAATAAATTTCCACAAATATTCGAAATAATATCTTCAAATTCATCAAGACTATTGTATAAAGGAATATCTTGTCCGATATCATCCTTCTCAAATTTAACAAGTCGCCTTAACTTTAAAACCATTTCTAATTCTTTAATTAAATCTCTATTAATCTTATAAAAGACGGCATTTACATTTGCAGACCTTTGTAATACATCTTCTTTATTCATTAATACTTCCTCGCTAAGTTTTATGGCGTTATGGTAGTCTTTGCGTTTTAACAGTCTTTCAATTAATGTAATATCTTGCATTTTTTCTATAACGAAATCCATATTTAAACTTACTTTAGGAAACCTATTTTGTTTTTCTTTCTTTTCTTGATTTTTTATCGTCAAAAATACTCCACCTAAAGTCAAAACGCCACTTATTATTCCTCCGAAAATTGCACCAATATAACTAGCATGAAATCCTATCCAATCATTACTATCTATAACATTAACTCCAATATTAAAACTCATTAATAAATTTATAAAAATCGGTGTAATACTAATGATTGCAATTAACAAAAATAATAGACCAAAAAGTTTTATTTTATCCATATTCTTCACCCTAGTATATTTTCCCATAAAAACAGATAAATTTATATACTATTTTCTTGACATATATTCGATGCTTCCAACATCATGAAGCCGAGATAAGGAAAACGGCTTGGCGCAGATTTCGGTTGCCTACGTTAGAGACTCAAAAAGAATCAACTAACATAGACAGCCGATTCCATGAATCCTCAATTAAGGTATCCGTATTGTATGCCCTTGTTTAATCGTGATCCTTTCGAATCGATACATCTACTAATCTACTTCTGCCCCCGATAGTTACACTAGATTATGATTTGTCATAAAATGCGCTGTGTGATGTATCCTGCGTGACCGTAGCCACTCAGACCTTCCACTCCTAGCCGTTTAATTGGTCGCTAACACCATTCACACTCAAAGCGGAAACAAGGAACGCCCTATATGAGTGCTAGTCGCTTTTCTGCATCGGTACGACAAACCTTTCCAGTTTTTTTAACGTCTGTTATTGGGCAACCAAGACGGAATAACACTGAAAAAGGGTGCACTTAAGAAGCCTTGCATCATCGAATTTTTTTCGATATAATGAAGGAAGTAAATACACTCTTACCGGCCAAGGTTAGTGTTAATCGTATTAAGTTAAGGTCTGGCGTTGCGAGCGCTAGGCTTTTTCTTTTTCTCTATAAGTCGAAATCATTCAACGGATTGTATTTCTCATTCTGTTCGTGTAGTGCTGTTCCCCATAGCGCAAGATACTTTTCAGTCATACTAAGATTTTTGTGTCTTAAAATCTTTTGAAGTGTAAAAACATCTCCACCCGACATCAAAAAACGATGACTAAAAGTATGTCTAAACGTATGTGCAGAAAGGCGAACATCGCTAAAGTTCATTACTTCTTGTAACTTTTTAAACATATTTTTTATCGAATCGTAAGTCATCTGTGTATTGTTATATTTTACAAACACAAAATTTGATAACAAACCAAAGTGCCGTTCGCAAAACAGCCTGTATTCTAGTAATTCTTGTAAAACCTTTGATGTTAACGGTACAGTTTCTTGTCTACGATTTTTACCGTAAATAGTCATCAAGTAATTTACTGAATCAATATCCGACCACTGCAAATTTAATAATTCTCCAATGCGTATTCCCGTGCCGAGTAACGTTGTAATAATGCAACTATTTCTAAATGCTATAAACTGCTTATCCTTTCCTTTTGTTCTCCTGTAATATGCCAACATTTTTCTAATATGGGCATCTGTAAATACTTCAATTTGAGTATCTTCTTTCATCCTACTTATTTTGATAATTGGATTTTTCAATAAAAACTCATTATCTTGTAAATGATTAAAAAAGGCTCTCAAATGTTTCAACTTTGTATTTACTGTAGGCGCCGAGTTTCCGCGTTCATTTTTACAATAAAGGAGATAACTTTTGATTATTGATGGTGTGATCTCATCTACGTCTACTATCTCTTTTTCATATAGCCATCTTTTAAATTCCCTAAAGAAGGACTTGTAACTATGCAAAGTATATTTACTTAGATTTTGTAGTTCCTTTTCATCTAAAAAATCCTGTATAGCAAATTTTAATAACACAAAAAAGACACCCCCATTTAGATTTTAATAATCTAAACGAAAGTGTCTGCGTTAACTAGAAAAGTGGCTTTAATACACCACTATCCTAAATTACGTTATATATACCCTAAAACCTTAACGTGAAAGCGTTTGTAGCATATCACCATTCCTACTTAAAATTTGATTCCTCGTAGGTTTATGGTGTGTACTCGTAACAGGCAGGTCTCCTGACTTATGGTCATCGCTTCTTTTCACCTTCCCGTCGTTTGACAGTGGTCATAATTTGAAAAGACGCTCACATTCACAGTTG